CAAATTGACAATAAAATTTATCCGCTGCGTAAACTAAAGTAGTACGCCCGGCAGGATTCGAACCTGCGACCAACGGATTAGAAAGACGCCGGAAGGGGTTCTGCAAGGGTTTTAGACTGATGGCTTTACGGAGTTATCGAAGTCAGTCGAGGCTTAGTTGACGGATGCAGCTTTTGGTTTTGGTGATGGTTTCACCATCTTCTCAAAAGCCAAAGCATTATTTTCCAGTTTGTCTATCCACGTGTCCTGACCAGACGCATAAAAACCCGCGACTAGGGAATTTATAAAGTCCTTCTCCGTGAATGACTTACCGTTGAGTTCCAAGCGATTCATCTCGGCCCAACCGACAATCTGTTTGATCGCCCCATGCACAGCATCAGGGGCGGCAAACGAGATTTTTCGGTCTGGGAGAGATGTGAGCCGCTTCGTTACGGCCATGTGGCTCTCCTTGTTTGAGTTGATAGGTATCATGGTTACTACGCTCCTTTATACTATTGTGTCTTTTCCCCAAAGTCAATTGTACAGTAAAGGTGGTTTGTCACAAGTGACGAGTCCGCAACAATCTTTTGTCTCGTAGCAAAAAAGCCACCTTTTAGGTTGAAAGTACCAAGATACCTTGGTATATTTGTTTAGTCGGTTAACTAAAGCTCAAACACGGAGAAGAACTGTGCCAAAGAAAAAGCTCATCCTCTATGTCGATGCAACTGTTTATTCTGCGATTCGCAAACAGGCATATGACACAGAACAGTTTCGTAGTCATATCATTGAGTCAATACTGGCAAACGCTTTAGGGGTTACGCTAAGCGATAAGCCTAAAGCTAAACAGGAAGAACTAAAGGTTTAACCTGTGACTCAAACAACATCACTTCTATATAGCCAGTCTGTTAAAACTGGGCTTACTTGGGAATTACCACTTGGCACCGTCCGTGGCCAGCTCGATGAGCCTGGGCCACGGTTTGTTGATCCTTACGAAAAAGAAGAGCGAGAAGCGATTCAGGCTTTCTCAAAATTAGAGAAAGGCTGAATCCATGTCGTGGCCAGATTACTTTGACGCCTGCGCTCGCAACGATCTGTTTGCAGCGTTTGAGGCGCTTGTGTCTATCGGGGTGCTTCCAGTTGTCAACGGTGAAGACAAGCATGGCAAGATTAAACGACCGATGGCCAGCAAAAATGAGCCATGGCAACGTGTTACAACCGATCAATGGCGTGAGCGATTGATCGGATATCTTCAGAATGGAGTGCCTGTTGGGATTGGGTGCAAGCCTGTTGGTCATGTCGTGTTTGACATCGACCCGTACAACAAAGATACCAAGTTTCTTCCCGATGCTTGGAAAGAGTCCGCCCAACTGCTGTTCGGTTCTGACGACTGGCCAGAAACTCTGATTGTCAAAACGGAGGGTGGTTGCCATGTCTGGTTTCAGGTGACCGATTCTATCATTCAGGCATGGGGGCGATTAGGCAAGAAATCAATCGAGCTTCCATCAAAAGGAAAGATCGAAATATTTGTTGGCCTGGCTGACGCTGGGAGTCAGGTGGCCTGTGCTCCGAGCGATGGCAAGCGTGTTTCGATTCCTATGCCACCGATACCGTTGCCAGAATCCGCAGAGCAGGCGATTCTTCAGGCGATCACTCGACCAGAGAAACCGAAGGTCGATTTTCCTCCTGTGGTCGGAAATGTTTCCAGTGATTTTGAGTGGGCCAAGATGGTCCTCGCTAAAGGATATCTGGACACTCAACTTGGAGACTACGACAAATGGCTTGCGGTAGGCATGGCACTTACCCACAAGTTTGGCGAAGACGGGGCTGAACTCTGGGAAGAGTGGTCAGCTCGTCATGAAAAGCATATTGATGGAGAGTGTTCCATTAAAGTGAGGTCTTTTAAGCGAACTGACGGCGATAAGCAGATTCGGTTTGGGACTTTGATTCAGATTGCCAAGGCCAACGGCGCAGCTGCACCACAACTATCAGTCGAGCCTGTGCCAATGGAATTCTTTGAAGGCATGCCAGACGCTTCCAACGCACGAGACATTCTTGATCTGATGAAGGAACGCACTTGGCTTTGGGGCAATCCAGAAACTAACGTAGGCTGGTTTGTCAAACGCGGCTTACACCTGGTCGAAGGTAAAGAAGGGACTGGCAAAACTAGATGGCTTATGGATCTTTGTCGCAGGTGGTCCAATGATCTCAAGTGGCCTGACGGCACCAGCATTTTTATGGACATTGATTCAAAGATTCTCTTTGTCGCTGCTGACAGTCACTGGGATCAGGTCGCGATGTGTAGCGAATCCTTTGGGATCGACCCAGAGAACGTGATCTTCACTGGACCAAAGAATGATCCGTATGGCTTCACAAATCTGGATGATCCCAAAACCATCGCAATCATTCGCCTCTGGTGTGAGCGATACAAGATTGGCCTGGTGGTGATTGACACGCTGATGGCCGCTTCCTCACGACCTCTGGTAGATCCGCAGGAGGTCGCCAAAATCGCATCGCCACTTCGTGAACTGGCTCGCGAAATGAACGTGGCTGTTGTTCTGGTCGGCCACTTGAACAGCCAGGGCGAAACATGGGGACGAGCCATGGGGCGGACTTGTGACCATGTTATTCGCATGGAAGCAGAAGACCACGACGAACAGAGCATTACTATCAAATCCGTAAAGGCTAGGTGGAATAGATTTGCCTTGCCAGTGATCCAAGGCCGTCAGGGTGAATGTGGGTGGGAGTATTCAACGACCGGATCAGACAGCAGTGATGACAAGCAGGTAAAGCCACGGGCGGCGGCGGAAGAAGCAATCAGGAAGTATCTTACGACATTTGGGAAAGCCGCTTGGGGAGAGATACAAGCTGAACTACAAGAGAACGGTCACACCAAGAGCACCGTCAATCGAGCCTTGAAAACGATGGTATCGACGATGGAGCTTGTGACTTGGGATGAAAAATATCCTTCCGGAAAATCATGTAGTTTTTATCAGCTTGATCCAAAGTTCCAGTTCCAAACAGAGAGTTAGTTCCAAGTTCCAAACAGGGGTATATATACCCCCCTGTGTTGGAACTAACTAGGCTGGAACCAAGTTGGAACTAAGTTGGAACCAATTAAAAATAGATGTTTCGTGAAATGTGGAACCACTTTGGAAGTAGTTTCACCATGTTTTGGAACCAAGGGGTGTGAAACTAACTTTGGAACTAACTTTGTAAAGACACCTTTATATTTATACATTCTAAACTTTTTTACTATTTTTATGTATTTGGTATTGAAGGTGGAAAGGTGGCAAGGTATAAATATACGTGTCACCCAGATGGTGGCAAACTAACCAACTCTTTGCTGGAGTCACCGAAATGATCGCAACACAAGCCCCTAAAGGTCGTCAACTTCTCAACTCTGATCAGCGTGCTGCTTTGATGTCGCACCTGACCCATAACCGGTTCAGCCTGAATGACCGGGATTACATGGGAGTCGATACGGCTCGCCGGTTGAAGGCACTTACCAAAGACAACGCCAGAATCGTTGTCCGTCTTGTCCGTGGCTGGTTCTGAATTTACTCAAACAACTCTTTGCTGGAGTCACCGAAATGAACACCTTACTCGATCAAGATCTATCTGCTGACCATCAGACCCGTCTTCGTGACGGGCTGAGGAATTTTGACAACCACCAGGTGGAGGAAGAACGCATGGCCAACGAACTTTCCGAACGGTTCCGCTTGGATCGTCAGTCACGTGAAGAGAACCGAGCACGATGGTTGGATCTGAACTATCAGGATCTGCAAGCCATCAACAACCTGCTCGACCGTCCTCAGACGACCATCGAGGAAGCCAGAGTTCTTCTTTCTCAAGCCATGATCAGTTGTTCAAAGGTTCGTAGCCTGGCCATGGGAGACGACCGATGACTAAGGCCGAATTCATGTTGCACCACAACTCTTACACCAGAGGCGAAAGCATTACTCGTCTCGCCTGCCGTGTGCAGTTGCTGGAGCTTCAACTTCAATCGCTCATTTGGGCGGCCTACATCCCGTTCAACATGACAACGTTTTTTCTGGATTACCCAACAGATCATCGTGTTTTAGGGAACGAGCTTAAATCAGCGGAAGCTTTACTGGGAGACAAGTCATGAGCTATTGCAACATCGACACCAACGTCCAGCAAGTTAGCCACCTTGTCAGGCTGACACGCGAGAATGCCGAGCTGCGTCACCAATTGCAACTGCTCGTTTATGCAGCTTCTTTCCCGCTAAATCAATCCGAGATTCACAAACATTCCGTGAAGCGAATCGGAATCCTTAAAAACGCAATCCAAGCCTCTGAAGCCTTACTGGAGTCAATCTGATGAGCACCGATACCGACTGCGTTAAAGCCGAGCTGCGGGACATTGTTGCACGCACTTGGGAGCAACAAAAGCTGATCAACCGTGTTATGGCAAGACGGTTGGAGCGATCGCAGGAAACCATCGACGATTCGCGATGGATCCTCAAATTTATCACGCTTGCCGAAGCTGGCCAGAAGCTCGACTGGATTCAGTCTGAATTGAGCTGGCTCGAAGAGGATGGTTTACCTACCGTTCGCAAGCACCTTGTCGATCACGCTATCCGCACAGCTAAAGCTGCGATAGCCAACAGAGCACCTTCATGGGTGTGACTCTCCAGCACCCTGGGCCGAATCTCCCTTCGGCCCAGGTGAGTTTTAAAAGTCTTCAACAGTTCTCAACAGTTTTCAAAAGGACCAGATAGATGAGCACAGCAACCAAGATTGATTCGGTTTATGGACACAAAACTTGGACCCCACAGGGTGTCCTGAGCTACCCAAATCTCTTTGAGCCAAAGGCCAACGAGTACAAGCAAAACAGGCTGTTTTATTCGGCCAATATTTTGCTGTTGAAGTCTGAGATGCCGGAGGAATTAATTGCTGAGATGCAAAGAATCTCAGAGATTGCTTTTGGCCAACAATACCGAAAGCTGACGACCCACACAAATTGTTGCATCAAAGATGGCGACAAGTTGCTTGATAAGGATGGCAATCTTAAGACTGGCCATGCCGAATCAGGCTGTTGGGTGATCTCTGCCAGCACAGGCGAATCAAAGCCACCTATGGTGATTGACAGGCACGGTAGACCGATCAGCAATCGCAATGAAATTTACGGTGGTTGTATCGGTCAAATGTTGGTGACACCGGCCACCTATAAAGTGACAAAAAATATTGGTGTCTCTCTCTACCTGGTCGCCTTCATGAAACTTGCTGACGGCGAATCGTTCGGCGGCTCCACAGGTTTCAATCCTGTGTCGGACCTTCCTAAGTCTGTGGAGGTCGCACCACATTTGAGAGGCCGGATGCAAGTTCGGCCAGGTGGTGGAGCGACTGAAACGGATGCGGATCGGGGCATGAAACAACATCTTGACCAGACTCGCACAAGTGGGCACGCCTTCGATCCACACGATGAAGTTGATGGGGTGCCATTCTGATGACATCACCAGAGATTGGGGCCTTGCTTGCAAGGCTCTACTCAAAGGAACGCAAGTGTTCGGACGAAGTCGGGGCTGAGATTCTGGCGAAATCCTTTCCAGCCAAGACCTATGCCGAACACCTTTGCGATCTGAAAAACGAGCGAGCCATTCGAGATGCAAAGAAAGCAGTCATTCGGCTCGACAACCCTGATTGGCTTGAGTGGCAAGTGATTGACGAGGTCGATTGCTTTATGCCACCAGAATGGTGGGAAGGCGACGAATACTGGGAAAATCGGTTTGCCTGGGCTGGCACTCCTTCAAGTTCAAGATTTTAAGGAACATCATGACCAAGACAGATTTAGAGTTCATTCACGACGAAATGGACCGCTTCAAAAAGCAAACAAATCCGATCCTGACCGTTTCGCCAGGTGAACATTTGGACGACCAGGAATCAGCCGTTGTGGAACGGTTTGCACTGGATGTGATCAGAGCCATCAGAGGCTTTCGAGTCTCATCCAGTCGAGTGGTGTTGCCCAAGGTTACAGCAGTGGACGAGTGCTGTGATGAATCAATCCCGTCAGGCCGCTAAAAGAGAGGCTTGGAACTCCGGTGACTGTGGCGGTGACATCTGTGGCGAAGGTTCGTGAGCGCGATCAGTAATGAGCAGATGTCAAACGGGATTCATGGATGGTGATGGTCGCCAAGGATGGCATTTGTCGCGGCTGGGCAATAGCCCTTACCAATAGGGCTTTCGGTAGGTTCGATTCCTACACGCGACTTGTCAGAGGCCGACCGATATCGAGCCTGCTGACAGACTCCTAGTTGGTTGATTCGAGTTTGTTCGTGGGCAATCAGCCTGCCGAACTCACAAGGATACCAGGGGGAGTTGACTGATCATACTCGCGCCGGGAGTTTGACCACTCCCGGCATCAAATCAAACGCATCACGGAGGTTACACATGCTTGTGCTATCACGGAAGGTCAATGAAGTCCTTGTCATTAACTACGGTTCCATTCAATTTAGGGTTTGCGTCACTGAGATCAGGGGCGACAAGGTCAAGATTGGTGTCGAAGCTCCACTTGAAGTCAGAGTGGATCGGCTGGAAGTGTGGGAAGCGAAACAACGGAATAATGGAGTTGTCACCAGTGAATGAATCTGAAATTAATATCGTTGATCCTACGATTATCGCTGGATCATTAAGCGAGCTTGAACAAACAAAGCTGCAACAACTTGAAACCGTCATCAATCGCGGCAAGCAAGCGTTTGTTGAAGTCGGAACAGCCTTGATGGAAATCAGGGTCAAACGGCTTTATCGAGGCGAGTTTGACACTTTCGAGGAATATTGCCAGAGCAAGTGGGGATTTAGTCGAAATTTCGCGCACATGCAGATCCAATCCGCTGCGATTGCTGGAGAACTGTTAACGACCGTTAACATTCCTAACGAGACGACAGCACGAGAGTTCATCTCGGTTTCTGCCGAAGATCGTCCAGCAATAGCCGAGCAAGCCAAGGCGATTGCTGCTGAGCATGGCCGCGACACGATCAACAGTCGCGATGTTAAGGAAGCGAAAGCCAGTTTCAACCAGGCTAAGACTACCCCAACGGAATTAGACTTGAGCGGTCTGACTGAAGATCAGCAACGCCGATTAAGACTGGCGAAAATGGGCTACGGTCAACTAGCGAATCAGCACACAGATTCAGCCTTGATTAAGGTAGCACAGGCGGAGGGTATTTACTGCCGCATTGACCGCAACTCTATATGGGGAAATCCCTTTGTTCTGGACGAAGACGGCGACCGTGAAACCGTTATCGCTAACTACGCTGATTATCTTACGAAAAAGCCTAGTCTGCGAAAACTCACTCACCAATCGCTTCGTGGTCGGATTATGGGCTGTTGGTGCTATCCAGAACCATGCCACGGCCACATCTTGATTAAGGAGTTTGACATATGATATTGGAAGACTGCATTTGTTTTGGACGGACTGTACCAGAAGACTCAAAAAAGTATGGTCGCAAGGTTTGCAGCATCTTTTATTCGCCAGAGTTGCGTGAATTCATCCGTGTTTACCCGCTGATGACAAACAATCCTGTGAGGATGCGTTACAGATGCAATCTAGATCTGATCCGAAATACTTTAGACAGTCGAAAGGAGTCATGGAAACTTCGAGATCCAGAAACTTCGATAACAAATGTCCGCGAATCGCCTAAGTCGCTTCAGGCTGACAAGGAAATATTTCAGATCCTTAAAAAGCATGAAGGCGATTCAATCAAATTGCTCAACCAACAAAAGAAGTCAATCGGGGTGATCAGGGCCGACCTTGTTGGGAAAATACACGTCAACAATGGTGTTATCTCGCAACATCAGCAGGAATTATTTGACGATGTCTACCAAAGCCTTGGATACAAAGCTGATTTTGTACCATACCTTAAGTTCTCGGACACAGGTGGATCACATGAAATTCAGGTTCGTGAATGGGGCGTTTGGGAATACCTGCGAAAAAATCAGCAGGATGCATTAAGCGTTTTCAATGCAATGAGATTGCAGCAGAATCCACACCATTTTTTGATCGTCGGAAATATGCTGAACTTCCGCAATAACTGGCTGGTTGTTGGATGGTTTAAAACACAACCAATAGCCATTCAAGAAACCCTGTTTTCAGGAATTGAACACTTTTCTAGCGAGACCTCGCCCATGAGTTATGCAAAGGTTACATCATGAACATCATCACAAAACCATCCGTCTACCTGGTCGGCAAACAAGAACTCAACAGCCTTGATTGTGCCGAGTTCCTTGAAGCTCACGGAGTCGAACATTGGAACAGCGACACTGACAATGCTAGCGAACATCTTGTGGAGATCGCTGGCCGATTGTGCTACATGAGTTTTGCCAAACCTCGACCAGGTGGGAACAAAGCTTATATCGACCACATCTTGGAAGTGGGCCACGGCTCAGTTCTTGAGCATGCTGTTTACTCGATGATCTTCACTGGCGTCTCACGGTCATTGACTCACGAGCTGGTCAGACATCGTGCTGGGATGAGTTACAGCCAGCTAAGTCAACGATATGTGGACGAGTCGGACTGTGCGTTTGTGCGACCACCAGGCATTAAGCCGGGAAGCACGCCAGAAGCGATCTGGGCTCAGGCCATTGGCCGAGCGCAGGGACATTACGAGGCGCTGTGCGAAACGCTGGAATACAACGACTTTGCCGACATCGACAGCCCGACACTTCGACGCAAGAAATCTCGCGAGGCCGCTCGTGCTGTCCTCCCCAATTGCACTGAAACCAAGATCTTCGTGACAGGTAATGCCAGAGCATGGCGGCACTTCTTGGAATTGCGTGGCTCGATACATGCGGACGCTGAAATTCAACGGCTGGCAATTGCAGTTTTGAACGTGTTGCAGGCTGAATCGCCAAATCTTTTTGGTGATTACACGGTGACTGAAAATGGAATCGAAACGAATTGGAGGAAAGTGTGACAGCTCTTGAGATATTGAAGAACCAGCTTGAGCAGATGGGCGCTGATGGACTGTGTATTCAGGATTGCGGATGTGGATTGGCAGACCTTGCACCATGTGGCGAGTGGATAGGCGAGTGCGTGCCTGCTATGGCGGTTGAGGAAAGGATTCTTGATGTGGGAGAGGAATGCGAGATAATCTACATCCCTCTGGAGTCAGATAATGAATAGCATTTCCTTTACCATCCTAGGCAAGCCATCGCCATCAGGCTCAAAGAAAGCATTTCAGCACAGCAAGACCGGAAGGATTGTTGTGGTTGATACGGCAAAAGGGAAAGCCAAATGGCAAACCCTGTGTAAACGAGCTGCGACCACAGCCGTGAAGGAATCGGGCTGGGGGTGTGCATCAGGGCCAATCAATCTGCAAGTCCTGTTCACGTTTGCGAGACCTAAAGCACATTTCCGGAGTGGCAAGAATTCGGCCATCATGAAGCCGACAGCACCATTCTGGCACACTCAGAAGCCGGATAGAACAAAGCTGTTACGGTGCTTGGAAGATGCTTTTAAGGGTGTGCTCTGGAAGGATGACAGTCAGGTCATTTCGGGAGAGGCTCGCAAATGTTGGGGCGATGAGGATTCCGCTTTTGTCATCGTTGAAACTGTGGAGCAAGCAAATGAAATCCAAGCGAGCTGAGATCAGATACTCGCGAACTGAAATGGAAGTCATGCCACAGCATCAGTTATTGGAGCTGAAGCGAATCGGCACGGAATATGAGCGTATGCACGCGAACGCCATCTTGGATGATCGTTCAAATGGCAACACCAGCAATCACGGATACCCAGCAATCACCGAACTGATGGCCAGTACCAAAGGCCAGCGGTCTGTGATCGGCATTCCAGTGAAGCAGAATCGTTATTTACAAGGATACCACCAGAACAAGAAAGTGAAACATGCTTACAGAGTTTCGCAAATTGACATGGAGAATGATGCATGAGCTGTCCTGATTACTACTTGCTGGCTTCAGGCCGCGAGTTTATCGACTTTGCCAACAACGAGCTTTCAGCCTGGTTGAAACCGCGAGTGAGCCATGAAGTTTATCATTGCATCATTTCTGCGATGGAACATCGGTTTAGATGCGGGAATAAAGAGGGTGAATCCGAGACAGATAAGGCAGCGGAATGGTTCTGGATTACACTGGCATTTCGGACCCACGAAGGCACTGAAGGCAATCTACCTTATGTTATGCATGATGTTATGCCTGTAGTGCTTCGGATGGTGGATGTCGAACGAGAATTGAAAGACAAGAAAGGCAAATCAAAATGATCGAACAAAGATGGTGCACGACAGATGGCACAAGCTGGACGCTATCTTACGGGAAGTATTGGGCGCATATTGACTTGTCTTTTGACAACATCAGATATTTTGCAAGCATTGGAAGTCGGAAATACATGCCGGAAGAAATGTCTTTAGAGGAGTTGACTCAAGACTACTGGAGTGATCAATTTGACTGTCTAAAGAAAGCCAAAGCAGCCTGTATTCAGCATATCACCGAAGCGATTGACGAGGTTACCAACAGCTTACTGGTATCACCATACGAAGGCATTTTTGATAGGGAAAACTATGATGATCAATCTTGATGATATTGCAGCTCTCACAGACAGCGAAGGCAAGGCAGTTGCTCTGAGCCTTTGGAATCGTTTGCAGATCGTGGACAAGGCGTTTCGGATGATGGCGGCTGAGTTTGATTACTCTGGCCTGAAGGGCGACCGGATGTATCGAGCCTACATCGAGTTTGCGGAAGGTCAGCCACGCACTGAGACGCATGATGAGATTGTTACCAGATTAGAGGCAAGAGGTACAAAATCTTGAGCACCCTATTGACGGTCGGTACCTCTTGTGATTATCGTCAAGATATGAATGAACCATTAGGTTCAGACTCGATCGCTCCCACGGATGGGGAAATCGACCAGAATATCACAAGGCGACTTATCCGTTCTATCCACGGCGTACAACCTGTTTTGATAGGTGTGGACGCATCTGGTTGGACGGAAGGTACGCCGAATCAACCCTGTCCTCATTGTGTTGATGGGCGGAAGGTTGAGCAGCACCGTTACGCGATTTGCTTATCCTGCACCAGAGCCAGTAAACAACTGGATCAGGCGATCAAACGAGCCATGACAGAACAAACGGAACTCATGGCTTTTTGGGCCAAGTTCCGGAACATTGCGATCAAGCAACGCGCTTTGATGCAGCGGCTGCGGCGGAAGGGTCTGATTGACAAGCCTGGACGGGGGAATCATGGCGCTAGGCCACCGGGATATGAAGCAGTCGAATGAGTAACCTGAGAACAGGTGGATAACAGGTGCTACATGAGCAAATTCCCAAACCCATCTACTCAGTTTAAGCCGGGCACCTCTGGCAACCGTGGTGGTCGGCCTAAGAAACACTCTATGCAGGCTGCGCTTGGGCAATTGCTGGACGCGAATCCTGAAATCTTGCGATCGCTGATCGACAAAGGAATTCAAGAAGCGATCAATGGCGATTTCCGTTACTGGAAAGAGATTTACGATCGGCTTGATGGCAAGGTTGCCAGCAGCATCGAAATCTCTGACAAGCCCCAAGTGGACTGGGCGGCCATAGACAATGAGTGCGACACCCCACCACGACAGGCAGTTGATCCCAAAGGGGCTAAACCGGTTCCTGCAAGCCGCAAAGCCGAATCACCAGTGGTCGCCAGAACACTTGGCGGAATGCCGCCGGGCGCTGGACAAGGTGACGACCGGTGATGTCAAACGGTTGATGCTGTTCCTACCACCCAGGCACGGCAAGAGCGAGCTGGCAACGATTCACTATGCGGCTTATAGATTATTGGTGGATCAAGGTTTACGGATAATTATTGGGGCTTATAACCACTCGCTGGCCTGCACCTTTAGCCGGCAAACGCGACGCATCGCCAAAGAGTTTGGCTTTAACTTTTCCGACGACCAGAATAAACAAAATCAGTGGTCGTCTGAATACGGTGGCGGGCTTTATGCGGTCGGTGTCGGCTCTGGTGTCACTGGATATGGTGCCGACCTGGTCATCATTGATGACCCGGTGAAGTCACGAGCTGAGGCTGAATCACCAACATACCGTGCCAGGGTGATGGACTGGTATCAAAACGACCTCTACACAAGACTGCATCCTGGTGCTGCCATCGTCCTGATTATGACCAGATGGCACAGCCTTGACTTGGCTGGTCAGCTATTAGAACAGGCCAATGAAGGTGGCGAACAGTGGGATGTGGTGAGCCTGCCTGCCATCGCTGAGGAAGATGACCTGATTGGCCGTCAGCCTGGTGAGGCGCTTTGGCCAGAACGATACAGTGTGGAAGACTTCGACCGGATCAAAAAGACCGTCGGCTCTTATGCCTTTTCGGCACTGTATCAACAGACACCAACGCCCCGTGATGGAGGCTTTTTCAAGCCTGAATGGTTCAAGATCGTCGAGCCTGGTCCGATCCCACCCAACTCCAACTCATGCCGAGCATGGGACACAGCCGCCACGGTCGGTGGTGGTGATTACACTGCCGGTGTGTGGATGTGCAGGACCGGCGATACTTACAGGGTTAAGCACGTTTCGCGTGGCCAATGGTCACCGGCTACACGTCGAACAATCCAACGCCAGATTGCCGAGACTGACGGGCGCGAAACTATTGTTCACCTGGCACAAGATCCCGGGTCCGCTGGTGTGGATCAGGTCCAGCATGACACTCGTAACCTGATCGGTTATGGCGTGATCAGCAAACGACCAACAGGCTCCAAGGAAGTGCGGGCGATGCCGATGGCCGCTGCTTTTGAATCTGGTTCGATCGAGCTGGAAAAGGGCGACTGGAACCGTGACTTCATTGACGAGCTGTGCTCATTCCCGACCGGCAAACATGATGACCAAGTTGATGCTGCTGCTGATGCGTTCAACTATCTAAGCTCAATCCAGCCCTTCAGATACGTCTCCTAGAAACTATGCCAACACTATTTGAAAACTTCCGCAGCCGGTTCACAAAGTCAGTGCGTGAAGGCGTCACAGCCAACACGGCTGACATTGCCGCGACTTCATGGACTGTGGACATGATGACCGGCCTGTCGAACGACTACATGACATTGGCTCGCCCTTACAACCAAGTGTCTGTGGTTCAAGCTGCGATTCAGTCTATGAAACGCAACGCAACCAAGGCCATCATGCAGGTGGGCCGATGGGATGAGGATGGCGGGTTTACGCCGGTCTATCACCCTTTGCAATCACTCTGGCAACGTCCAAGCCCAGGCGAATCAGATGCGACCGTTCTGGAGCACCTATACGCAAGTTTGTGCGAATCTGGGAACGCGTATGTTCAGGTGATTATGAACACGGCAGGCAATGCAGTGACCGAGCTGATGCCGATCCCAGTGTTTTGGATACTCAGGCCGATCATGGGCGAAAGCGTTAATGAGGTCATCGAATATCCAGTGATGGGCAGTGATTGGGGTCGATCGTACAACTATTCTGTTCCTGCTGAATTGATGATCGCATTTCGTAACGGGCGATCCATTTACGCTGCCAGTCGAGGCGTTTCAACGCTTGATTCTGTTGTGGCCGAAATGGCGCTGGTCAAGATCATTGGCCAGTACGAGACAACCGTTCTCAGCCGGTCAGGTGTGCCATCACTGATCGTCAGCCTTAAAACACTGGGCAATCTCAGTGACGCTCAATTGTCGCAAGTCCAAGCCGACCTGGCACGAGCGGTGAGTGGTAAAGCTGTGGGCCGACCATTTGTCGGGACCAGCGAAATGGACATCAAGTCACCGGGCTTTTCGCCTAAAGATTTATCTGTCAGCGAGATGGCCGACCTTGCAACCGCTCGAATCTGCGGTGTCCTTGGATGGGCGCCCATGTCGCTCAAACAGCCTGACACTGGGAAGACATACAGCAACCTGGTTGAGGCCAACAAGGCATCGTGGCGCGATGCTGTGATTCCGTTCCTCGACTTGGTAGCCGGTGAGCTGACCAGGCTGGTTCAAACTTTGCCGATCGCCTGTAAAGGCATGACTTCGCAGCCTGATCCATCGCTGTGTGTGCGGTTTGACACATCGCAGATTGAAGAGCTGTCTGTGGACCGCAAGGCGCTGATGGACATCGCCACGGCAGGTGTTACTTCAGGAATATTCACCGTAGACGAAGCTCGTGCAACTCTGGGCTTGGGTGCGATGGACGAGGGTTTAGAGGTTGAGGCACAGGAGCCTGAAGAACCTACAACGGATCCTGTTGTTGATCCTGAGATGGAGGCTGAATAAATGGCTGGATCATACAACCTAGAAATCGAAGCGGGCGCTTCATTCAACCGAACGCTCACTTGGACATCCAATGGTACTCCTGTGAACCTGACCGGAAGCAGTGCCAGAATGATGGCTCGCACATCTTACAGCAACTCCAACACCACATTGAGCCTGACCACACCATCGGCCTGTTTGTCGATCAGCAATGCGACTGGCGGAGTGATCTCCATCGCTTTGGATGCTGCCACGACTGCCAACCTGGTTGATGGTGTTTATGACCTCGAAATCGTGACCGGAAGTGTCGTGCAAAGACTCGTCTCAGGGACTTTGACTGTATCACCGGAGGTGACACGTGGCTGATACAGTTGTAATCACAGGCGAGAAAACTGTCACTGTTGTTACAGTGGGCGTTCAGGGTCCAGCCGGAGTATCGGCAAATCTGGTTCCAGCTACAAACACCACGCTTGGTGGGATCATCGTTGGGGCAAACCTGTCGATCACGGGGAATGGGGTGCTGTCGGTAGCCGACAAGTTTCAGCCAAAACTTGCGAACACGACATATGGCTTGACTGACACAGGCATACCTTACAGCCCCGGATACACGAATTACTACGTCAAGGGCGAGTATGTCACTAGCGGTCTAAGCAAGTACTACATAGGTTTGCGTGGTCAAAAAGAATTAAACACTGGTGCGTATTTTGATCCTGACAATTATGCAATGGGTGGTTACCTTTATAACGCAAACGGAAGTCTTCAATCGGCTACGAGCGTTGAAACTGATGGGCAAAGCCTTTCTTTGGTGTCGTCAAACACCCAAGGGTTTTCTACAGTAGTGTCGCAACCTGGGATTGCCGCCATAGTAGCAAGTAACGCAACATCCCAAAGCATTATTAGTTTGGGTGACGGAGTTATCTCTGGTCAGGCTGGAACTGGTTTTTTTGAGTTACGTGGAAACCAAGGCGGCACAGGCGATAATGGTCAAAATTACCGATTGGCTTTTGGGCCTGATTCTAGTTACTATCGTGGGATCATCTTTCAACAAGTTTCGTGGAAATCCACAATCGGATTTAACTATTATGACACGGTTTCTGGTGTGGGTTACGTAATGACCAACGGATTGAGCTTTGATAACACGCCAAGTCTGGGAGGTTTCTTTTCAAGTACTGGGACTTCGACTTCCTTTAGGCACACGGTTGATGCCGTTATTTCAGGAGTGAGAACTGGCACAGAGATCAGGGCATCGCGCAATAAAGCCGAACTATTTTTCTTAAATACGACCCCTGTTTACACATCCAACTCGATTTTGACGCAAGGCTACGCAGACACTCGTTACCTCACATCCGCAAACCTGACCTATGCCAATATCACAGAAAAGCCCACAACGCTGGCTGGATATGGAATAACAGATGGTTTGACAGCGTCTAACCTTACGGCATATTTGACATCTTCAGCAGCAGCGTTGACATATTTGCCATCGGCCAATTTTACATACGCCAATATCACAGGCTCGCCAGACCTAGCAGCATATGTCAAAAAGACGCAGAACACAACGCAGACGATTGCCTCAACAGCCTCTGTGGGTGCTGACAGCAGCACGTTGACCTTAAATTCGTCCTCCTATGTCATGACGGTCAATACCCTTGCAGGAACAAGCACCCTTACCGTAAGTCCGACAACGGCAACTTTGGTTCTGGCGGGTGGTGGAAGCTGGTCTGCAAACAGCATTTTGACGCTGGGTTATGCCGATGGGCGATATTTAACCTCTGCAAACTTGACCTATGCGAATATCACTGGCAAACCAACTCTTGCCAACGTGGCGACATCTGGAAATTATACCGACCTGACAGGCACGCCAAACCTGACGGTTTATTTGACAACAGCTAACGCCACGGCAACCTATCTTCCATCGGCTAACTTTACCTACGCGAATCTCACAGGCACGCCAAACTTAACGGTTTATCTGACCACAGCAAACGCATCCACGACTTATCAGCTATTAGGCAACTATGCAACGACATCCTGCCTGACGTTCAGCAATATTACTGGAAAGCCAACAACGCTGTCAGGCTATGGCATCACGGACGGCTACAGCACAAGCAACCCGTCAGGCTTCATCACTGCTGGCGCAAACAGCTTTACTGGCACGCAGAACCTTCAAGACAACGAGCTGATCCGAGCCAAGATCAGGGACTATTCCGAAACAGTCTCCAGCCCAACGATCTCATCCGGCACGCTGACATTAAACCTTGAAACGTCAAACATCTTCACGGTCAGCCTCAACGCAGCCATCACAAGCATAACGATCAGCAACCCTCCTGCAAGCGGTTCTGGTGGGTCATTTACGCTGATCTTTACCGCTGACGGAACAGCACGGGCAGTCACTTGGCCAGCATCCATCAAATGGGCTGGTGGAACTGCTCCAACGATCACATCGACTTCAGGCAAGGTGGATTCTTTCGCATTTTTTACCAGCGATGGTGGAACCAATTGGCAAGGCTACGTTGGAGGTCAAAACTTCTAATGCTTGCAAATATAATCCGCAATAGCAAAAAGACTGTCGCTGGTGGTGGTGGAGGTATCGTTACAGGTGCTGCCCTCTGGCTGGATGCATCGCAGCAAAACACGCTGTTTACGGACGCTGGAACAACACCAGTCACAACTTCAGGGCAGAGCGTCTATCAATGGAACGATCTGTCCGGCAACAACAGGCACGCAATTCAGGCAACATCAGGCAACAGGCCAACGTGGGTTCCTCCTGCTAGCGGGCAGAATGGGTTGGGAGCGATTTCGTTTGATGGCGTGAACGACTCGCTTTCTGGCGATTTCGGAACTACGTCTATCATGAACAGCACTTTTACTTTGCACGGCGTGTTTCAGTGGACAAGCAACACAAATACGGCTCCTGTTTTCTTCTACTCTGGCGACAGAACAACATCAAAAGATCGGATTCTCTGGTATTACACCGGCAACGGGAGATTCGACCAGTACGGATCTGGGATCTTAGGTGCGGCCATGACTTCAAATACATGGTACAGATTCTCGTTGACTAAAAACTCTCTTACAAGCGTTACGCTTGAAATAAATGGCACGTCTGTAACCGGTACAGTCGGAAACGCAAACATAACATCGACAATTTATCAGCTTGCATCAATTAAGGCTGAAACAGCAGGATACGCTCAAATGAAATGGGCTGAACTCGTTTTGTATCCATCGACCCAGTCTTCCGGCGACAAAACGTCGGTCGTAAACTACCTTCAATCCAAATGGGGGACCCCATAATGCAGTATTGCCATGTCAGTCCAAACGGTCAGATATCAGGCCCACAGTGGCTACCACAGTCCTTCACGACTGTCAGCAATTTCAACGCTCTCGACGATGCATCCTTAGCCACATACGGCTATTACCCATACATTCCATCGCCAATCCCAGCGTACAACCCTGCCACACAGCGACTTGAGCAGCATTTTGCAGTCAACGGCTTTACCGTGACCGACATCTATATTGTCGTGGATTTGACAGCAGAGGAACAGCAAGCATACGTCATCCAACGACTCACCGAGATCGGCAACGGAATCGGCTCATTTCTCGATCAAGCAGTAAGCGTAAAGCAATATGACAGTATCTTGTCAGCCACAAGCTGGACGCTGAGCAACATCACGACCTATAAGGCCGAGGGTGAAGCAGCGTTAGCCTATCGCGACTCCATCTGGAGCTTGTTTTACAACATGGTTCAGGCTGTCCAAGCGGGTACTCAAGCTGTACCAACAGTGGGCGAGTTCTTTGCATCCCTGCCACCGCTCTGGCCTATCAACAACGGCAACGAAACAGCTAACGGAACAGCTAACGGGCCAATCTAATGACGTTCAGCACTGCCGCCAAGAACTTTGTCGTGTTGATCACAGTTGCAATCGTGCTGCTGATTGTCGATCTGGTCAAGTGGCAAAGCGGCGGAGTGACATGGTCGGAAAGTATCTGGGAAGTCAACCAGCACTCTCTAGGCTTTGCACTCGGCATTGGAGTCGTTTTAGGCCACTGTTTCACCGTTCCAAGAGGACTCAGCAAATGACTGGTAGAGAATTTCTTGACTGGATGATAGGCAGACAGAAGCCATCGCCTGAAGAAATGGCAAAACGAGCTGCACGGCAAAATGCAATCGAGCGATATAACTTGGACTCCAAGCGGCACGCCCAATTAATCACTCAGCTCGTCAATGCCCCTGCTCCAGTGTTTCAAAACTATCTTGACGACCCAAATTACAAGTGGAACCCATCGGTCATCCCAGTGCCACCCAAACCGAGGCCAATCTAATGCCAGAGCCAGTCGTCAACTACACTTACGCAGCACGATTAGAACGAATCATCGACGGTGATACGGCTGTCCTGCTAATCGACCTCGGCTTTGACGTTGCGACTACTCAGCATGTGAGATTTAAGGGCTATAACGCTCCTGAAATGCACAAAGCTCACGTAGCAGACGGCATACGAGCAAAAGCTGAACTGGAATCGCTTCTGGCTGGCAAACAACTGGTGATCACAACGACTCAAGACTTCCAGCAGACCTTTGCCAGATACTTGGCTGATGTTTATGTGATCCACCAGACAGGGATTGAGTCGGTATCAGAACATATGATTCAGGCTGGTTTCAACGTACCACAAGGGAACTGATATGCAACCGAACTGGATTGGCCAAATCAACTCGATGCAAGCCAGAGCGATCATCATCCGCATGGCTCTGGTAGGTGCGGTTTCCGCACTGGGAGTGCTTAGTCAAAACCTTGACTCCATCGTTGCAACGACCAGCCCCTTAGGCATGGCTTTGGCGTTTGGGATTGCCCAGGCGATCTACTACCTGAATTCTGGCCAAACGCCACCAGCTCCAAAGGGTTGATCTAAATGCGAATCGAGGAAATTGTGAATCCAGATTATGGATGGATCGTTCCTGTGGCTCAAATCGTCACAGATAAAGCGGTTCAAGGCAGTTCTGTCGATCCGTCAATTCCGCAAACCATGTACGCATTGGCCGCAATCATCTACGCAATCGCAGCTTATCGTAGGTCTTTAAGAGACCCAAAAAAGTGAGCAGTCTCCCCGCCTACCGTCTCACCGTCGTGAGGACAGGCGAGACGGTTACCATTTTGCTGGTGTCAGCAAAATGGTTGACAAATGTTCCCGAAATCTGTTTCGGGAACATACCCTAAACCCAAGAGAGGTAAGGTGATCTTTGTTCGCAGAGTTCATGATCTACGCAGCTCAATCCTGTCAGTCCGGCCAGTGTCCAAAGCAGACAGTGACCACAACGACCACCAAAACCGTGGCCGTCACAGAATCGCCAAAAACGGCCCCTGTGATCTTCTTCGCCCCTGAACGGCCAAAGAGACGACTGGCACTACCACGGCTCTTCCAAGAGCCAAAAGTGTTCATCTGTGTGAATGGTGCGTGCAAATGATCAGCAAGATCATTATCCGATTGCTGACACCGATCATCGTTGAGGTCATCCGCGAGATGCTCTCCAGGCTGGCCAACGGTGAGCTGGTGAGCATCGACGAATCCAGCGTCAAGTTGGCCATGAATCAGCGTGAAGACTCGATTCAGGCACAGCTCAAATCTGTTCAATGGGAGGTTGGCCTGTGATCGGACTTCTGATCGCAGTTCTGCTTGCTCAACAACCTGTTCCCTCGACTCTGGTTCCCCCAGCAGTCGAGGAACGGGTGGTGTTTAGTCATGGTGGATTTACCTACTTTGTGGGCAAGTCCAGTGGAAGCGTTATCGCCATAGAACAGGGTGGTGTTCGACCAGTTCCGCCACCAGTTCCAGACGAGGACGAAAAGCCTCAGCCGGTGGCTGGCATCAAGTGGTTTTCGGTTGTTGTGGATGAATCCAAACCGGAGCAGCAAGCATGGCGTACCGATCCAGAGATCCGCAAGTTACTGGAAAGTCGTGGGATTCAGTACAGATCGTACATCGCAGGGGAAGTGGACATAGATCGACTAGGGTTTCAAACCACCGTTGGGCAGATCGGTTTACCGGCCGTAATCTTACAGGATCAAAACGGAAAAATCGTCAAGTCTACGAGTCCCAAGACCAAGGATGACATCTTGAAGCTCGTGGAGGTGATCAAGTGATTGAACTTCAGTCGTGGGTCACTCCAGACGGCGAAACGAGATACTTGGGCAACCATGAATCCACTCTCAAGCTCGCCACGGGCAAGCAACTTCCCGACATTCCCGAAAGTGAGTGGCGAGAATTTGACCTGAGAACAGACGAAAAGTATCCGGTCAAGATTAAAGACCAGAACGGCAAAGGGGCGTGCAATGGCCATGCAGCGGCATCCAGCTTGGAAATCGGTCGTTACATTGCTGGTGCTCCTTATGTCGCTCTCAGCCCTTGGCTTGTGTATGCTGACCTCTGCAATGGTTGGGATGTTGGATCTAATATTGCAGCGGCTCTCGTCTACCTTGAAAACAAGGGTACATGCACTGAATCTCTCGTGCAATATGGCGTTATTAATCCTTCAAAGATCTCTGCAACCGCCAGAAACGATGCCAAACGATTTAAGATCGAAATCGGATATCGGCTGAACACGTTTCGTGACCTGTGCATTGCATCACAATTGCGAATGCCATTTAACTTCTCAGTCCCAGTGAATTCCGGTTTTAACACGCTCGATAAATACGACCGACCACAGAACCGCTCAGGAACGCACAACCACGCTGTCACGGGCGGTGTGTTTATGAAACGGTTGCCAAACGGTGAGTGGGTGATTGGAATGCCGAACTCATGGGGAGTGAGCTGGGGCCGTCAGGGTTATTGCTCTATTGGCGAACGGAACGTTCAGGGCAATGGCTGGGATGCTTATTGTGTCGCGGCTACCGTGAATGACCCAAACAATTTACCTCCAGTGCTTGCATAAATCGCACATTGAAACGCAAAACACCTAAGAGCAGGCTCAATGCCATGCCAACCGGCACGGAGTTGGAGCGTATTGCCCGCCGGATCCTCACGGAGCTGGGCAACAACGTGGCAAAACCGTGGCTCGCGATTTACGACAGGAAAAAGGAAGCCGATCCTTTTACGGCTCCTATTGATATGGCCGCCCAATTTATCCCAGTGATTGAGGCATGGATTGACGAATCTGGCCGGTCGTTTCTGGTGTCTCTTGGCCAACAGGATGCGGATCAATGGTTGGTTCGTGCACCAGAAGTGATTGAGGCCGCACGCAATGCCACGCTGGATCTCTGCCAAGAGACAATCGAGCAGTTCACTCAGGATACGCTCAGGACTTTGGAAGGTATGCGGGCTGATATCGCAGCATCTATTGAGGCGGGCGAAACGGCTGGAGAATTAACCAACCGAATCAGCACATGGATCAAGGACAACGCTCGATGGCGAGCACGGCGCATTGCAATCACCGAATCAGCCAGGGCGTATAACACAGGCCTGACAAGTGCTGCTGAGGGGCTGGACTTTATCACCGGTTGGGAACTGCTGCTGTCCGGTGATGCCTGCCCGATGTGTCAAATGATATTCAGGTTATGTCCGGTCATTCCCAAGGGCGGAACCTTTGGCACGAACGGTAAGAATAAGACATACAAAGACCTTAAATTTCCACCATTTCACCCTGGTTGCCGGTGTTCTCTCTTGGAAGTCTTTGAAGACGAGATGCCCAAGGGATTAAAACCACCTGTCAGACCGGGTGAGAACGGATACCTACAGCCTTCAGACATCGACTTTGCTGCGGCTGAAGAGGCTGGATATCAATCGGTTGCAGTTGGGAACGCCAAATCATTTACAAAAACAGGCCGGATATTGGAGGCTGATGATGATCACTAAATCGACTGATTCCGGCATCACAAAAAGCGATACAGGCGGATTTGTGGGCTATGCTGCCCGCTTCCTGAACATCGACCGCCAAGGCGATATCATTTTGCCGGGCGCATTCCAGAAGTCAATTCAAGACTTTATGGACTCAGGTGGCTTGGTCCTGTCTGACCACGAAAACAAAACATCCGCCGTGATCGGCACGCTGAATGATGCGACCGAAGACCGATCTGGTTTAAAAGTGGATGTCACATTTTCCGCCACAAAAGCCGGTCAGGATATCCGCACTTTGCTCCGCGAAAAAGCGGTTCGCAAGATGTCGATTTCATTTCTGGCAAGACAACCGGAACGATTGAGCAAAAAGCAAGTCTCAGAACTTTGGGACCGGTATGGATACAAACCAAACGCAAGTCAAATCAGGCTCTCTGAAAAGGGTGCAAACCTGATCAAAGAAGTATCGGAGATTATTGAAGTCTCAGTGGTGCCGATCCCGGCCAACTCAGACGCCTCGATTATCAGTGTCAAAGCACACTCCGACGATGAAACACCGACCCCGGTGGTGGATGCCAAGCACCTGGCGAAATTGTTTCGCCAGGCGGAATTGGCTGATTCGATATTGACCGCCGCCAAGCGGTAAACGAAAGGTTCTTAAGATGAGTATTGCAAACGAAATCCGCTCTGCGGCATCCATTGCCGAAGACCGCATCGCACTCGCTTCCAGCGTGATTGCCCTGCGTGATGAAATTCTTGCGGCTCCGGACGATGTTCGCGCCGAAAAGTCTGCCGACCTGCAAGCCGCCAACGATCGGCTTGAAGCCTGTGACAAGGAATACTATCTGGTCAAGGCTGTTGAAAACGCCAACGCGATGATCGAAAGCCTGTCGGCCAAGCCACAGCGCCCACAGCAAACCTACAAAGCTGCCACAATCGACCGTCGCAGTGGCCAGGTGATTGACGGTGGCGACCTTGCCAGCCTGACAGACGCTGAAGCCGTTTCGTCTCGCGACTATAGCAAGGCGTTTGAAGGGCTTCTGGAAGCCCGTGGTAACGTCGATCGCGTGACGAGCCGCAATCATCGCGACATGCTCGAAAGATACGGTAAAGGTGGTGACAGAAACCTTGGCTGGAATGAATTCTTCATTCCGTTCTCGAAAGCCATGACGCTGGCTTCATCCACCAACGGATCCAATGCTGTTGCTCCTGACTTCAGATTTGACTTGATCACGCAACGCTCGGTCACGCCGAAGGCATTGCAACTCTGTCGCGTTATCACAACAAATGTCTCTCAGGTGACATTTCCGAAGAATACCGACACCAACACAGACAGTGGTCGTGTCGGTATCATTGGTACCAACAACCGACCAGTTAAAGGTGAATCGCCAACAGCCACAGCGATCGACACCGGTCCGTTCTCTCAGCTCACCGTTACGGCTAAGACCGGTACGATGGTCCAAGACATTTCGGCTGACTTCTTCCAAGATGCGCCGGGAATGTCCAGCTACCTGCAACAAGAGTCGAGCAAATTGTTTGCAAACCGAATCGACAAAGAAGTCTTTTCGGCGACCACTCTTTCTGACTCACTGGAAGCCATTCTGGCCAACACCGGGATCGGCACACAGCTTTCAGGCACATCGGCAAGCCTTGGTGTGGATAACGCCAAGATTTACGACAACCTGTCTGACCTGTTTTTCTCCTTCAAGGAATCCTACAGCTCCAATCTGTCTTGGATCATGAATCGTTCGACGCATGGCAAGCTCTACAAAGTCAAGGATTCCCAAGGAATTCCACTGCTTTCAGGCTTCCAACAAGGCACGTTCGCAAATTCTCCAAGCTATCAAATGTTTGGAGTTCCGGTGAATTATGTCGAGTACATGCCAGCCTCTGGCGCAGCTGCTGCCCGCTCGATTCTGATTGGTGACTTTCAGGAATACTACCTGCTCGTTCGCCAAGGCTTCACGGTCATCATTGATGATATGTCGAAGCAAGGTGATAACCTCATCCGGCTAAATTACAAGTACCGCATCGGCGGCGCTGTTCGCGATGCCAACGCATTTGCCAGCATCAAAGAAGCTGTTTCCTGAGTTTGGTTTTGTTGGTCAGCCCGGCGGGTCTCTCCCTGCCCGCCGGGTCTCATTTTAACTTGAGGTAAAACAATGGCCGCTTACATATCGCAATCTGAAGCAACCACTTATACGGATGTCATCGGCACTTGGTCCGCTGCCTCTGCCGTGGCCTACCTGTCGGCAGCATCGTCATTGATAGACCAGTATTGTGCTCGCACTTTCCTGCCTGCTGACCTGACTGCCGATGTGAAATTGGCAATCGCATTGACGGCTGTGCACTTAAAAAACAATGGTCAGAATCCCGGTGTCATTACCAGCGAACGCATTGGCGATTATTCTGCGACTTATCAGATGGCGACTACTGGTGGCGGTTTACCTGCGATGGCCATCCAGATTTTACAACCCTACCGGGTCATGGTGATTGGATGATTAACGCGACATTTAAACTTGATTGGCAGGGTGGTGCATTTGCATCCCGATTACAGGGCGAACTGAAGCAGGCTGTTCAGAAGTCAGCCAGGCTTGTGCGGAGAGCGGCTGTCGATCTATTGAACGTGACTGGCAAGGCAGCGACACGCGATTTGAATCGCTCGTCAAGCAAGGCTTTCAAGGGTTTAAACAAGACCCAAAAGAACGCTCTGATATTCTCAAACGGAATGGCCAAAATCAAGGGTCTGAAAACGATCAAAAGCGTAAAAACCGGTGCGTCACTCACAATGGGCGGTTCTCACAATGGAGTCAAAGGGATTTACTGGTACGGTTCACCGCTCAATCGGTGGGTGAGTTCTTCTCCTGCTGGATCACCACCGCACAAGCAGAGTGGAAATCTTCAGAAGATTAACGTCGAATACAGTCAAGGTGATTACAAGGCTAGGATTGGTCCACAACAAGGTTTGAAGTACGCCAGAATCCAAGAACTTGGCGGCAAGGGATTAATCCGACTTCCACCACGTCCGTACATGCGACCGGCGTTTGAGTCTCAGCAACAGGCAATCATGTTCCAATTTGCCCTGGCACTTCAGAGGGCTGCGAAATAATGTTAACGCCTCATGTCATCAACTACTACACAGCCACCGAAACCGTTTCTGGAACGCTTGGAGGGATCAACCGGACCTATCCTGCTACCGGTGTTGCGATGTCCGCGTTTGTGCAATTTCGGACCGATTCCATTGCGATCGTAAATCAGACGGAAGGCAACAACGTGGTGGTTTCAATTTACGTCAACGGTTTATTCGCTGCCAAGGCTTATGACCGGATCAACTACAACGGAGTCTGGTACGAAGTTATGGCTGTGGTGCTCGGCAATGGGCCGCGTGGTACTCAGTACACTCGCTTAAGTGTGGGAGAAAATAAGCAGATATGAATATCTTAAACACAATTCAGGCCATCCGTGTTAAATGGTCGGCAACATTCCCTGACTTTCCCCTGTCGTTTCAACTGGCTCAGGCGACTGCCAAGCCGCCTTATGCTGTACTGAGGTTTTCCCGAATCACGCCAAACGAACCCACCACAACATATCGTGACTGGGAAACAACCGGCACGTTTTACCTGTTCGATGTTTCCGACACTGCAATCATTGCCAAGGCTCAAACGCTTTCAGATGCCTTTGATCGTGGCGTGATCACAGGCGTAGATTCATCGCTGGTGCAATCGGTCGAAATTGATGTCAATTACACCGATCAAGGCGCATTGTGGTCCGCCACCGTGCCTGTAGAGTTCCGTTGGACTACCTGACTTCCTTACGATTGAAAGGGCTTAAACCATGCCATCCACTCCCAAAACCACGTTCTATTCCACCACCGTCACATTCGGTGGGTCGTCAATTGCAGCCGCCTCGGCAAGCTACACAGACTCGATTGAATTGGCTGACACTACGACCACTGCTGATGGTGGATACAAGTCGGTCACGCCAACGCTAAAAGATAGGAAGGCCACCGTTACAACTTATGTTGGATCGGCAAACAGCACACTACCAACCATCGGGGCCAACGGCTCGCTTTCGTGGACGGGTGGTGGTGCGGCTTTCCCCGCTTATGTGGCAGACGTTTCATTTGGCCAGGCACAGGTCAACGGGGCCATTCCTGTAACGATTACTTTTCAAGGTAACGGGAATTAATCCGTGGCTAATCCTGCAAAGATCGCGAATCCTGTCCTCACTCGCGATTTTAATGGCACACCTTACAGGGTGGGGAAACTCACCCTGGGTGCCGCCCTTGAAATCGAGTCGTATTTATCCGAACTGAAAACGCCGTACGAAATCTTGCAAGATTCCAAGGCGTTGGAACAGATCGGCAAGGAACTGGCTGATCAGCTTGTTTCCAAGGCACTTCAAGAGACTCACTTCTGGCCACCGGACGCAATCACCGCACTGTGTACCCAGAAGTTCTTGGTGAAAGCCGATTTCGGGATTGCATTTCTGTCGGCGGTATTGCGGCACTATAACCCGCACTTGCAACCGGATGAAATCTTGGTGATTGCCAAGAACGCCACCACGACCGATGTAGTCGAGATGCAATTGATTGCATTTGGGGCGAATGAAACCGACCCAAAAGACGGGAACGCCGCAGGTCAGCCGACGATGGCGGACCTCGCGAGCGAACCGATTGGAGTCGCATCGTCGCCTACATGATGAGCGAGATGCACGTTGGTTACAAAGACTTGATGGATATGCCTGTGACGGCACTGTTTGAGATCATGGACGGTGCATCACGCAATCGAGGGGATTGATATGAGTACGAGCGTTGGAAATCTCTCGGTTGAACTTGGGATATCGGATGACCAGCTCAGGGCCGGGCTTGCACAAGCTGTGGTGCAGGCTCAGCAGGCTGGCCAGAAGATGCAGGCAGCACTGAATAAATCAACGGCTGGCCCGGCGATGGACGAGGCGCAAAAGCACCGTAACATGGCACTTCTGCAAGCCTCACGCGGTGTTCAGGACTTTCAGGCCGGTGGTTTGATGGGCGTAGTGAATAACGTGGAAGGTGTTAGTATGTCCATTGCCCGTGCAATGGGCAAATCAACAGATGCTGCCGCTGCCCTGGCCGGCAAGATGACTTTGATTGCCGTGGCTGTCCAAGTGGGGCTGCCACTGGTTAAGAGCTTGGCAGACTCCGTTTCCGCCAGCCTCGGACTGGTCAGCACAAACGCTGAAAAAGCCGCAAATTCCGTCAAAGGGATGATGGGTGGTGGTGGTCGTTCGGCGGCAATGGCTGAAGGTCGAAAAGCCGACGCGGAATTCCTGACTACTCGCACCCAGTCGAGCAATATCACCTCTGAATCGAGTTTAAACGCTCTTTCACGCTATTTTGGAATGGCGGCAACCGAGTCCGAAGCGGCTTCGATTAACATGAAAAAAGCTACGGCCGCAACTGCAGCCATGTCGGAATCATTTGAAATGGGTGCCAAGGCCGCGAAAGAGATGCGTTGGCTCCAAAGAGGCTCCACGGCTGAAAACGATAAAACAACCGGACGCATGGAAGCGGAGTCAGTCAACAAAAAAGTCTATCAAGCCGCCGTAGATAAATATGGTGGTGGCGACAATCTGCGAACCAAAATCGAAACCGAAGGTCGCAAGGCGGGCATGACCAAGACCCAGTCGCGTGAACTTTACGGAGGTTTTAGCGAAGGCGACGCGGCAGCCACAAAGAAGGTTGAAGGGATGCTGAATCTGAAGGATGAACGCACCAAGGCGATGGCCGATGATTACGAGCGAGCCACGGGATCGGCTCAGGAACTGCTAAGAATCGAAAAGGATCGGGCCAGCACAGAAAACAAAAAAATGGTCGAAGAGTACGACGCAATGGTTGCCACGGAGCTAGAGCGGCAATCGTTGGAAAAGGATAAAGGCAAAGCTCAGGAAAGGCTTGATCAACTCACAGCCCAGCGAGCCAGAACCGAAGTCGTTGGATCATCGGACGTATTCAACCGCAACTTGAACGCCGGAACTGGTGACGATCCGACCGTGAAAGCGATAGAAAAGCAAACCGAAGAGATTCGCCGAATGACTGACGAAATTAAGGGGTTAGGATAATGGCAGCACCAACCGTACCTTACAAACAGTCCGCAAGCCCATCGCCACGCATCACGGCCAACCTCCAGGGGTTGTCAGCTAACGTGAGGTACAAAGTCGATTGGGCCGATGCGTTCACGTTCGTCAATTCCGCACTTGGTTTGCTTGATGGAAGCCCGTGGGCGTGGCCAGCGTCACCCAACATGCGGGCCACATCAGCCAACATTGAGCCGATAGGGCACATCAGCCGAGGCGGCATCGGATCGGCACCGGGAGAATATTACGAATCGGCGTTTGTGGATATGACGTTCTCATCGATCGTTTCGACTCCGCCCGGTGTCGCCTACGAACAACCGGTTGCAACTCAGTTTGATCCAGCCAACCCGATTGAGATGAGTTCATTTCAGGTTCAGTATGCTGCGGAGATGATTAAGATTCCATCTGGGGCTGTCAAATGGGCAACAACCACCGCGAGTGGTGCTGCTCAGTCAGTTCCTGCGGACTTGCCACAGCCCTCCAGTGGCAGCGATTTCATTCGCGCCCCAACGTTCAATCTGTCACTCACATTGCATAACTGCCGGTATGTCAATTCAGGCATGTTTTCCGACCGGATTGGCAAGGTCAATATCGCCACGATGTGGGGATGCGGGGCTGAAACGGTCTTGTTTGATGGCGTCAGCACATCACGCCGCGAAATGTCGGATGGTACGGCCATCCTCGACGTGACGCTCGTTTACAAGTGGAAAAAATCAGGCTGGAATGTCGCTATGGCTCGCAACGGGCAGCTCTACCGATACACCGACCTCAGCAACACGCCGATCTATTTTCGTGCAGATATTAACCCGCTTACCATCATTCCACCGTCATCGCGATGGTCGCCATCATTCTAAAAGAGGAATCAAATGCCTATCACGGGAAGCGTCAACACTTCATTTAGTGCAACCTCGGTATCTACTGTCGGCTTGACTGTCACATCGGCTGTCACAAGCCAACGCGACAATTACACTTTTGAGAACGGCACCGGAGCTGGATACGTCACAGCCGCATTCGATCAAGCGATCACGATCGCCAGCAACTCAACCACAATCACGCTTGGTTCGCTCACGAGCACCTCCGGAGCTGCGTTTGCTCACACGTCGCTCAAAGCTGTCCGGATGTACAATTCTTCCGCGAACGGCAATATCACAATCACCAGCAATATCACCGGCTTTCCCGTTTGTCAGCTGGCACCAGATACAAGCCTGGTGTGGACGACTCGCTCGGCTGCCGGGTTGACGATCGCAAGCGGCAACACAATCACAGCCGCGGGAACCAACGGCAACATTGCTGTGCTGACTATGCTGGTCTCTTGATCACAAAAGGGCGATAAAATGGCTCAAAATGATGGACCGTTCCAAAAGGGCGAACGACTAACCGCCGTAAAATTGAATGAAATGACTGCCGGAAAACCGCTGAGCGTTTCGGGCCGGGGTGTGATCAACCGATCTGCCGGGCATGACGAACTGGAACTCAGCACGCCCGAAGTGATTTACATGCGGTTGACCGAAAAGGATGCCACGAAAACACCGGTGCGTTACGGCTGGGTTGAAGTCGATCGGCTGGGTAATCCAAATGCAACAATCAGTGCGACGTGGGGAAATATCACCACACGAACTGCAAACGCCACGGACGATTTTGCGATTGAGCCAAACAACGGGACTCTCAGCACCACAGACAACGCGATCCATAGGGCAGAACGGTCCTTGACTACGGGGGAATGGGTGATCACGAGCGGCGGCGGCGGTGGCACAAACACGAAAACCCAAAGCAATCCAATCATCATGCTTTTAGGACCGTGGGCCGACTACAAAGACTGCCCCGGTGTGCCTGCCAAGCCGCCGACATTTACAGCCAACGGGACAGACTTTTGCGCCCCGCCTTACGCTTGGGCGGCCTACGATGTTTGCAATTACAAATATGTCAAAAAATTCGACATGAGAGATTTCGGCCATTGGGCAACCGAGCTTAATGGAGGATCTGCAACCGCGTTTCGGCGGCTGTACAACGCCTATTATGGCAACTCTACTGAGAGTTCAAACCTGACAGCCAACACAACCACAAACTGCAAGGGCGTTCGGTTCTTGGGGTTTTCATCGCAAGCCTCTTTGGTCTGCACTTGCCCGTCTTGGATGACACCGGTTAAATGTTTGATGCTCAAATTCAAGACGATTCCGAGGCCATGTGTAGCACCTTCCACTTGCGGTTATTCTTGCGCTTCCAACTTCGCGGCTATGGACGCAAATAACATGTGGGACACAGAATACAACGTGCAACTGTGCTCTACGGTGAGCTGCTTTTTCAGTGGAACTGTCGGCAGCACACCCTGGACGGTTGATTTGCAATTTTTGCCCGCTTATTCCGCTGATCAGTGTTTCTGGGGGCCTGCCATCATCGACCCTTGCAACCCGTGCGATGGGTTCGGCAAGTTTACTCTGGGAATTCTTTCAGGTATTCAAGCCTCGGATTGCGGCGGGGCGGGAATCATCACATCGACAATCACGGACATCGAGATGAAAGACCTGGTCACGAACTGCGTGGCGAAAAAGCCAACAAATATAGTCATGTGCAACAACTGCCAGAATGCCGGCGTTCCGATCAATTTCATCTTGCCAAACACCATCGAATTGTCCTGTTGCACACCGAAAAATATTGGCACTTGCCCATGACTTGCCAATGCCAATCACCTGGACACTGCCCGATTCGTGGCATCGCAACCACCGAAGCGATGGTTTCGGTATGCGTGCCATATCAGCCGTTACCGTGGGAACTGACGCCAGCTCCGGTCACTCAGTCCCAAGTGATCGGCAAGACCTGCAGATCATGCGTCAATCGTGGCGAGCCGGTGATGGCGGCCAACGGTCGGCAAGTTGGATCTGAGGGCTGCGGATGCACCGCCCAATCAGTCGCCAGCGGTGTGCTCTGGTGGACCTGCAACCAACGCGGATCATCGGTGCGGGAAAGCGTAGCCGGAAGTTGCGAGAACTACACAGAACAAAATTAAATAGCCCGCAACCCACACCTCGTAAACCGCGGGCCAATCGTAAGACTTAACTGAAGAACGTGTCCAGAGCGATCCGGGCGCCCCCCTTGTTTGCTGATCACTGGTGGGCGAACATACCCGCCAACAATCCCGCTCTGGCCTTCGCCAGTGTTGTGTGAGATTGGATTATATCAGACCCGAAAATTTGTTCCATAGTTAACATAAAATATGATGTATGTGATGTCACAAGTCGATAATTAGGTTAGGCGGAATCACTTGTCACTTGCATGGAGGCCGATCACATGGCATCTTGGACAGTCACACTATCGTTTTTCGGGGCCAGCATCACATTGGCCCAGCAACCTGGCGAATCAGACTCATGGACGGACCCAAACGAGCCGGACGACCAAAGACCCGTACGGTCAAACCGCCGACGAAGACGGCCAAGCTATCGCATGCGCCGGGGCGTGCGTCCAGGTTCACAATCTCGATCAGCGAAGAGCAACGGATCAAGCTGGCGAACATGGCTGAGAAAAACGGTATCTCTGAAGCCGAACAGATTCGGAGGCTGATTGATGAGGCAAAACTTTAACAAACCTCTGACACATTAAAAAAAAGTCTACCAATTTAGAATCAATTTAGAACCAATTTAGAATTAATTTAGAACCAATCTAGGATGATAATTGTCTTGACACTTACCTAAAC